TTGCTGGCGCTGGTGGCGGTGGAGAGGGTAACTGCTTGGTCAGCCATAAAGGTGTCCTTTCAAAAAGTGGGTGAGAATGAATCTGCGAGTGGAAGAAATCCGGGGCCGCGCTCGTCACGCGGCCCCGGTGTCAGGGTTAGCTGTCGGCGGTAGCGGCGAACTTCGCGAGGCCGAGCGGGTTCTTGACCGCGAGGCCGAAGATGGCGCTGATCACACCACGTGGGCCGCCGTCCAGGTCAGGCAGCGCCTTGTAGGCCCACTGCTTGTTGAACTTGAGCTCCATCATGGAGGGGTCGATGGCGTAGCCGCGGCGGGCATCGGCCGCACCGGCGGAGAAGCCGAGCCAGTTGGACAGCACGAGGTCGTAGGTGCCGAAGTCACCGGTGAAGCTCTCGATGGTGTCGCTCCACTTCGAGCCCTGGCCGCGATTGGTCTGGGTGATGGCGGTGAAGTTGGACACGGTGGGCGAGTAGCCGACCATTTCGGTGAAGCGGGCCTTGAGGCTGGTGCCGCACACGAACATGTAGGTGCCGCGTTTGCCGGTCTGGGCATACTGGCTCTTCATGACGTTGTTCACCACGGCGCGGGTCACGCTGGCAAGCGCGGTGGCGTCGATGCTGGCGGAGGGCGTGCGGAAGGCGGAGGGCACCGGAAGCACGGCTTGCGCGGTGCTGAGCGCCCACTTGCCGAGGCCGCGCGTCTTGTAAGGCACCGTGCCGTTGTCGGCCTGTGCTTCGTTGTCGCTGCCGAGAGTGGCTTCGACATCGCGTTTGCACTCGATGGTTTTCTTGGCGATGGCGCCAGCCATTTCGGATGCGAGGCCGGCCACGTCTGACACGTCCTGCGCCATCTCCGTGACCATCGGGGTGCGGCGCACCTTCTGGACGTAGTTGGAGAGCAGGCCGCGATTTTCGGCGGCGTCTTCGTAGGTGCTCACGTCGGCACCATCGACAACGCCGTCGGTGCTCGGGGTGGCATAGCTGTCGGCCTGCCAGTCAAAGCGGGTCTTGACGGCGGCTTTCCCTTTCGGGATGGCGGAGAGCAAAGGATAGTCCTTCGCGTCGATGTTGTAGATGGCGTCGGCGAGGTCTTCGCGGCGTCCCACTTGGGTGCGTTCAAAGGTGGCGGGCATGATCTTGGAAAAGGTGAAGTTTGAGGTTCAGGTTTTCCGCAAAAGGTCCGGGTCTCACAGGTCAGGCGGCATGCTTCAGACTGGCGACCGTGTTTTGCGCGAGGCTCATGGCGAGACTGGCAAAGGGTGCGGAGGCGTCAGAGGCAGATGCCTGGCGGCGAGCAGGCGGCGGGGGAGCAGGCGGGGCGACTTTCTTGGCGACGCTGGCGGCGGCGGGCTTGCTGCTGCCTTTCTTCACGAGTTCATAAGCACCGCTTTCGAGCAGCTTCGCCACGGCGAGGCGGCCCAGAAGAAGGGCGCGATGCGGGCTCAGGCTGATCTCAGGATGCTCGGACTCGATCTCTTTCACGAGGGCATGGCGGCTGCTGGTGGCATCGAGCACGAAGGGATACTTCCTGCTGGCGATGGCTTTCGCATCGGACTCCTTGGCCAGTCGGTCCTTCAGCACGCTGCGGGCTTTGTCGGCCTGCTTCAGTGCTTTCTCCATCTGGCGGCGGTATTGGCGCACCTGCTGCGGGGTGTATTCCACCTCGTTGCCTTGTGCGTCATTGCCGGTGTAGCCTTCCTGCTCGTGATCCTCGGCCCACTCTTTGGCGGCCTGCCATTGCGCTTCGAGCTGGGTCAGATCCTGCTCCGTTTTCACGGCCTCGAATCCTTCCGGCATGCCGTAGAGCGGCGTGCCTGCTGTGGTGCCTTGGCTTTCCATCTCCTGCACACGGGCTTGGATTTTCTCAAGCTGCTCGCGCAGTTCGCGGTTTTTGGCCCGCGTCTTGAAATTGTCCTTTTCCAGTGCCTTGAGCTTGGCGGCGGCTTCCTTCGTGTCCTCGGGAGCGTCGTCATTGTCGCCTGCTTCCCCGTCGTCCGCATCGTCGTTGGATTCGTCAGCATCCGATTCGTCCTCGGCGGTCACCTCGGCAGAGTCGTCCTCATCGTCGGGCAGGATCGCATCGCGGTCCTGATTGGTCCCGTCCGTGTTGTTGGACTCATCGGCGTCATCGGTTCCCGCGTCGTCGTCATCGTCGGCTGTCGAGGTGACAGGTGGAGACTTCGGTTTTGCGGCGGCTTGTGTCGGCTGGCTTTTGGCCTTGGCCTTCACCGGCTCTGTCTTGACTCCTTCCGCTGCACCCATCGCGGCCAACTGCTCGGCAACCGTGTGGCCGGCCAGTGACTCAAAAATGGACAACGGAGATCCGCCAGGACCGCCCTGAACGCCAGCTTCTACGGGTGCGTTCGAGCCCGTGCCGCCTGCGGAGGCGACATCACCACCTGCCGATCGGGCAGCCGGTGCGTTTGGAACCGCATAAGATGAGATGAACATAAGACGTGCGCCCTGCGCACGCCGCCACTGCATCACACCGCCTGCCTGCCGACAATCTCACGCGCTCCCGGTTTGCCCTCGTTTGCCACCGTTTGCCATGTTTTGCGGTCGTTTGCGGTTCAGTTTTCCGCTTTGGCCTCCGGCTTCTTCCGTGCCGTGAGCCGGATGATGTCCGCTCGCAAGTCCTTCAGGTATCGTGCCGCGCCGCTGGCCTCATCGCGGATGCGCGGCTCTTGATTGCGCACGGTCATCTCGGCATGCGCTTCGCCGATGAAGCATTCCAGCAAGCTCATCACGGCCCGCATCTCCCGCGTGTCATGCGTGGCTTCGAGTGCATCCGCAATCTGGCCTTCGGTCAAAGGCCCGGCCTCCATGCAGGTTTCAATGAGCAGGCGTTTGGCTGGGCGTGGCATGAGATCAATTATTCAACAACAGGTTTGAAACCGGTGCGCCCTACCTGCGCATTTTCCGTGCGCTGCTGGACGGCAAACTGGAAAGCGGCCATGCGACGGTTGAGCATCTCGGTGAACATGCCACCGGCGGCATAGGCCTGGGCCACGGCGGGGTTCTTCTGCATCTGCTCTTGATCCACCTGCAAACGGGTGGCGGCATCCATGCTCTCGGTGACGGTGGGCTCGACGCCGGTGAGTAGCATGGCGATGGCGGCTTTTTCCTCTTCAGCCTCGGCAGCATTGCGCTCGCTGAGGCTGCCGGTGACCAGATCGGCCAGGCCGGGATCAATGTTGTTGAGCAGCCACGACACGACGGGCACTGTGGGCACCTGTCCGGCGACGCCGGGAATGCTGAAGGCGTCCTTCAAAGCGCTCCAGCGCTTTTGCAGATACTCCATGTCCAGGCTCTTCACATCGAACTCCAGCACGAAATCAAAGCTGCCTGCGATCTCTTCGCGGGTGACCTGGAAGGGCTGTGGGCCATTGCCAAGCACGCGGCTGACATAGAGCGGGTCCATGAACTGCTGATCAAGCGCGAGGATGCGGCGCAGGATCTCACGCTCTTCCATGAGGGCTCCGGCGACGATCCATTGCTGGTGCATCTGCACCTTCGCCACGTCGATTTCGCGGTGATGCAGGCCGAGCAGATTAGCCACGTCCTTGCGGATCTCGTTGGCATCGAGGATGGTGCCTTGATCCAAGGGCGGCGGGCGCATGTAGTCGGCATCGCCGCCAGACTCGACGGGCAGCTTCGTGCCGGGCTCGTAGTCCCAGCGGGCACCACTGCCAGCACGGCGGCCCGTGACCTTGACGATGGGCATGGTGGCAAAGCTCGTGCGGTCCATGCTGGCATCGCGCGTGCTCTTGAGCAGGTATTGATGCGTGCCAACCATTTCCGGCACGCCGCGGCTCTCAAACAGCGGACGTGCCTTGTATTCACGACGCAGATCGACGTAGCAGCCGCCGTCAAAGTAGTAATCCAGCAAGCGGTTGACGAACACGAGTTCCTTGTCCGCTTTGCGGCGATCCTTGCCGACCAATGACGGATGCAAGATCAGCTCTTGCACGGCAGGATAGCCTTCCTCATCGACGGTCTGCACGGTGATGCGGAGCACCTCATACCAGGTCTGCTCGCGGTTGCGATAGCGGGCGGTGAAGGTGTCGCGGGCGGGCTCGTTCAGGATGCGCTCGACACTGGCGGCGGTGGTATTGAGCACGGCAGAGGTATCGACAACGGGCTTCGGTCCCATGTCCAGCAGGGCGTCGATGGCTTCCTCGTTCCAGCCGTCGGTCTTGGCTTTGGCTTTGATCTCGGGCTCGGTGTATTGCTCAACGTGCGCCACCCACGGGGCGCGGTCCACCTGGCCGCACCAGTGCGGGTAAAACACATCAATGCCGGGCAGGTAGGCGCGGACGCATGGTTTGCCGGGTTTGCGGTAGGGTGCCGTGAAAGTCACGCTGTCCTCAGTGCGCAATTCACGCGCCACACGCCGCGCCCGCACGGGCGAGAGCAGCGGGTGACGGCGGCGGATCATCGCGACGATGGGCGCGACATCTTCCGCCCGCAGCAAGTCGTTCAGCTCGGCCTCGGCAGCATCGGCAATGGCGAGCTGCTGCTCGGGTGTGAGCAGTTCGCCATCGGCGTCGATGGGTTGCATGCCTGCCTCGGCGGCTTGCAGGCGGGCCTCGGCGAGTTTGGTTTGCGTGTGATCTTGCACCAGATCCTCAATGCTGAGCGTGACCTGCGCCGTGCCCATGCGCTGCTCCCAGCCGACGTGCATCACGGCATGGCCCCAGGTGTGCTTGATCTGCCGGGCGAAATTGCGCTCGCGCCACAGCTCGGCCCGCAGGCGTTGCCGCGTCTCGTATTTCATCAGCGTCTCGACCTTCTTGGACGCGGCCGCATCACTGGCCTCCATGGCAATGACCTGCACCTTGGCGCTCTCGATCGCCAACATCTCCAGCATGGTGAGCTGGTCGATGGCTTCGCCTGCCAGATGCACGCGGGAATCGGCGGAGCCCTCGAAGGGGAACACTTTCTTGCCGTAGTTCGCGGCATGCTTGCGCCCATCCTGCGACTGCCCGGCCCAAACAGCCAGCGCGGTGCGCTCATGGTCCTGCATGTCCTGAATCCACGGCCCGAGATCGGTGAGCGAGAGCGTCATCTCGTCGATCACCCAGGTGGGATCGAGCGTTTCATCGGAGGCGACGACGTAGGTTTCGCCGGTTTCGAGGTCGGAAGTGAGCATGGCCGTGCGGGCAGGAATGGATCAAAGCAGCCCAAACTCCCGCAGCACAACGGCCTCATCATAGCGGTAAGCCGTCATGGTTGGCAAGAGGATTCTAGCCGGGCTGTCCTGCCGGCAGATGATCTTCCGCGCCGTGTGCTCGCCAATCCGAGCCCGCCGCGCATGCGCCATCACCTCCGCCCAGGTGATCAAGGTTTTCAACGCGGGCTTGCTTGGCGCTTTGGCGGCAGCGGTGGGTTTTGGGGTGGTGGTCATGGCTTTGTCGAGGTGGAATTGCGGTAAGCGATCATGGCGGCGGCGGTGCGGTGCAGCATCAGTGGATCGTGCCCATGGCGGTCTTCCATTGGGCGATCAATGCGACCGACTTTCCACGGCTCGCCGTAGTCGGATGTTGGTGTTGTTGGCGTGTCGCTCATAGTCTGATTGTCTCCTTGTCTGATTGTCTCAATAACTCCCGCCCCTGACGATCTCCAAACCCGCAGGCGGCACATGCTCCGGCCCGGCGAGGCAGAAGTAGCGCCACACGTCCACGGGGTCTTTGCAGGCTTCGTCTTTGCGTTTGGTCTGCTCGGCGTAGTCGGGGATCGTGAAATTCTGCAAACCAAAAATGGTGTTGGTGCATTCGCGGTTCACGCGGGCTTTGGGCTGCATGAGGATGGTGGTGGCAAAGGCATCGCGCACGAGCGCCAGGCCTTCCTGCACGCGCACGCCCTCGGGCACGAGGATGGTGAAGCCATTGGGCAGATCGTAGAACTCCTGCTGGATCGTCGCGCCGGTGGCTCCGCTCTTCCACTGGCTCCAGCGAGGGTCGCCATACGTCTCGAACGGCTCGGCACACAGGATGGCATCGCCGCTTTTCACGGGATGCTGCACGGTGCGGCCCTGCCACTCGCCGCCGGTTTCCTTCATCTTCTCCAGCAGGCGATGCCGCATCTGCCACACCAGCTCGGCATACTGCTCGAAGTTCCAGCCGAGACGCAGCTTTTGCGCCGGGCCTTCGTCGCCATTCATGCGGTCCTTTTCGGACATCACGGCCCACGGGCCGGGCATCATGTCGTCGATGGCGATGCTTTCACACGGCCATTCCTGTGCCTGCCAGAACCGGCCCATGGGATCGACAATGAACCAGCCGATGAAGAAGGGCTTCGCCTCCGCGCCGTCGATAATTTCGTAGAGCGTGCCATCGCGAGGCAGATCCTTCCAGTCGCACAGGTGCTGCTCCGGCTTCCACACGGCCTCGAACTCGCTGCGGCTCGCCGCCTCGGCGTCGCCGTAGAGCTTGATGCGGATGGTCTTCTCATCGGCTCCAGCGTAGTCCTTGGAGAGCTGGGGATAGACGTTGACGTATTTGTTCGCGGCGGTGTGGAGGTAACAAACCAACCGCGTCGGCTCCAACGGATACGCGATCTTGGGCACACGCGGATCTTTGCAGCCGCCCTTCGCCGCCAACTCGGGGGCAATGACCTTGAACTTGTCGGGCTTCACCGCGCCCTGCATGAAGTAGCGCACCGTCGGCGTGAAGCCTTCCTCGGGCGTGTAAGTGATGAGATGCACGCCGTGCATGAGCGCCCCCAGCAGCTCGCCATGCGGACGCTTGGCACCGGGCACGCCGTCCGCGAGAGGCATGAGGTAACTTTGCAGCGCCAGCATTTGCTTCCGGTGCTCATCGCGCTGCGTTTCGATGGCTCGCGAGGCGAGACGATCCTTCAGCGCTTTGACGTGATCGACGGGAATGCCTTCATCGGACCACACAAACGTGAGCGCGTAGCCGCGAAAGCTCTCCAGCTCTTGCGTGAAGAAACGAAACTGCACCATGCCGCCGCCAGTGTAGCGCTCGCCATTGGCCCCGGTGACGATGAGGTAGCGGCTGAACTGGTTGTCGGTGAACTTGCCGCCGCTGAACTTCGCCTTCTGGTGCTTATCCTGCTTGATCTTGCCCGCCGCACCGCCCAGCGCCTCGGGCGGCAGGAACGACTCAATGGGCTTCTGCTGAAGGTTTTGCGAGTCCTCCTCGCGACGGCTCATGCAGAACACCGTGGCTTTCTGCGCATGCTTCCAATGCTGCACCGCCAGCGAGGCCGCCACATGCGTTTTGCCCGCACGAATCCCGCCGCTCACCAGCACCTCCAGAACGCGCCCTGGATGCTCCAGACGCTTCCGGCACAGCTCCAGCAGGAACAGCCACCAATCCTGCGGCACCCAGCCCTGATCCAGCGGTTGCTCCGCCATCTCGCGGATCGCATCCGCCCGCGCCGCCACCGCCTCCGCCGCGCCTTCCTCGCCCAGCACCAGCAACTCATCCAGCGCCAACGGCTCAATCACCGGATGCGCCTCTTGCCCTGCATGCAGGGCCTCAATGACAAGCTGGGTGTCGGGTGAGATCATGGGGTGATGGGGATGTTTCCGGTTTTGCGGGTATTATGCGGAATGGCGGTTGGGATAATTACCGTTCAGCATATGCGGCCACCCCGCGTTGGAGGCGACTGAGCCGGGAGCGATTCAGTGCGCTCGACGGTCTTCTTTGTGCGTTTATTGAATACCGTTTGAAGGTGTTCCTTCACCACGGCGGTTTGTGCTTCGGTCAGTGCTCGGGGGTTTTGCACCTCAAACAAACCTTGCAGCCAATAACAAAAGTTTTCGGGGGTCATAATGTGATAAGGTTGATGTTTGGACTTTGATGCTGAACAAAGAAAATGCAGGCCGCGGCTCGAAGATCATCTGTCGTGCAAATCAGGCTTGGCGCTCGCCGTCGCCTGATTTTCGACGGTTCTGCTCACCGACTAGCGCGACGCACTTCGAGTGCAGCAAGGTGCCTCCAAAGCCCGCTGCCATGATTGGCACGTTTTTCACCACTGAGCGCAAGACAGATTCGCATTCGTGCAAGCGGCGAGTCATTGCGTCCGGTGGCACATAAAAGTTGTGGCTGCATCCGCCGCAGCACACATCAGCAGCGTGACCGTCGTAAAGCCAGAGTTTGCCGCAGTTTGGACATTCAACAAACTGCTTGACCACGAAAGCAGAACCAGCGGATGCAGGCAACCCAGTGGGTCGGTTTGTCGGAGTTTGAGAGTCGGTTTCTTCGGTCATGTATTTGAGGCTGGTGAGTGTCTTTCGTGGTTATGCCCCAGGGTTGCCTGATCCTGGTCGTTTGGCGTGCATTTCCCTCACGGTTCAAAACGGAATGTCATCGTCTTCCATGCCGTCGGTCATGGGCGCATCGCTGCCGCTGGTCACGGGCGAGCCTGCGGCGGGGCGGGCGGTGCGCTGGCCGCCGCCGTGGTCGTCATATTCGCGGGCATTGCCGAGAATCGGAAACTTGGGCGGATTGGCGCTTTCGCGTTCGTCTTTTGTTGTGGGCTCGCAGATCCAGTGGGTGTTTCCAAAATCGTCTTTGCCATCGCGATTCGGCACCAGTGAAAGCGAGAGATAAACCCGCTCCGCATTTTTGGGCGAAGGCTTGGCGCGTGCTTCGTCGAGGTTGATCACGATGCAGTCTTTGCCTTTGAGGCGCAGACGATAGGCACCTTGCAGCTTGGCAAGGTCGATGTAGGCATTGAGTTTGTTGGGCATGGTGTGTGTCGGTGTGCTGTTTGGCGTGTTACTTCTGAACAGGAGGCGGCGCGGGATTAAGCTCGGCGTGGATGTGCTTCACGAAATCAAGCACCGTCTCCATTTTGGCAGCAGCGTTGTCTGAGATGTCGATTCCAAATTCGCTCTCGCAAAACATGACGATTTCGACTTTATCGAGCGAGTCTGCGCCTAAATCGTTGAGCATGGCATCTGCCACCACATCATCCGCGCGGCATTTCAAATGCTCGACGAGGAGATCGGTGAATCGGTGTTGGATTTCGGAGGCAGTCATGGTGTGTGTCGGTGTGTGGGTTGTGGGTGAATCAATCTTTGAAATCGGCGTCCCAGCCGTCGTCGGTGCGTTTGGATTTGCCGGAGGGTTTGCTGCGGGGTTCTTTCTTGGGCACGGCGTAGCTGCCGAATTGCCAGTCGCGCCAGTCGGTGCTGTTCAGCTTGGGCATGCGACTGCTGAACCAGGTGCGCCAGTCCTCGAAGCGCACATGCAGCTCGGGTGTCGGGCCGCGGCGATTCTTGCGGACGTAGATTTTGGCGTCCTGCTCGTAGTCCTCGCGGGGCCAGCCGCCGTCTTCCTCGCCATATTTGCCGCCGCTGCTCCAGCATTGCGGGTTGCGCTCGCGACGCGGCTCGACGGCATCGGCCCAGCCTTTCTTCTTCTCCTCGCTGAGCGTGTGCCAGCCGAAGAAATACGGGTCGCGATGCAGCATCCACACGTGATCGGCATACCACTCAATGGCGGCGCTGCCGCTCAGATCGGCGAGCACGGGCGGCTTGCCTGCGTTGCGGTCGGTTTCCCGATTAAGCTGCACCATGAGGAGCACGGTGAGCTTGTAGAACTTTTTGACGAATTGCAGCGTCTCCATGACCTCGACCAGCGCCTCGCGCTCGTCTTTGAGGCCGCGCTTGCTGACGGCTTTGATGAGGTGCAGGTGATCGACGACGATCCAGCGGATGCCGTGCTGGCGTTTGGCGACTTGCACCTGGCTGCGGATGTCGGCGGTGGAGATGGCGGAGCCGTCGGAGATGAGCAACGGCGCGGTTTGCACCTGGCGCACCTTCCCCTGCATGGCGTCCTGATCGGCGCGGGAGAACATGCCGGTGATGGCTTTGCTGGTGTCGATGCTGGCACCGCCGAGAATGATGCGGTCGTAAAGCTGCACGCTGCTCATTTCGGCGGAGAACACGAGGCCGGGCACGTTGCGCTCGACGGCGAGGTTGTGGATGAGCGTGGTCGCCATAGCGGTCTTGCCCTGGCCGGGACGGCCCGCGATGACGACGATTTCACCCTGCGCGTCATCGAGGCCGTGCACGGTTTGATCCAGCTCCAAGATGCCGGTTTCGAGGCCCATGATCTTGCCACGATTCGCGATGGTTTGCTCCGTGCGCTCAACCCAATCAATGACGCCGCGCCGCGCGTGCACGGGACCGGTGGAATACTCGCCGGAGGCTTGCAGCGCCTGCACGCATTCAAACACGCGGCTCTCCGCGCGACCGACCACGGCCGTAATGTCTTCGTCATTGGTTTCGGTGCCGTGATGCAAGCACTCGTCGATGCTTTCGGCGCAGGCGTGGATGGTTTGCCGCAGCGCCCATTTCTCACGCATGATCTGCACGTAATGCGGATAATGCGCGGCGATCGGTGTGAAATCGTAAAGCTCGCTCACGTGCGCAGCGCCGCCCACTCGCTCGAGCTTCTCCTGATCACGCAGCCGGTGCGTCAGGGATACCGGCTCGACGGGCAGGTTTTTATCCAGCATCTCCAGCATGACCTCGAACAAGGTGCGGTTGCCCGCGTGGTAAAACGCCTCGGCCGGCAGCTTGGCGCGCACTTCGGCAATGCGTTCCGGATCTTGCATGAGGCAGGACAGCAGCCCTTTCTCTGCCTCATCGGAGAAGGGAAGGGCGCGGTTGATTTTGGCCAGCCGCTCCTCGGTGGTCACGGCGCGGTCTTTGGCAGGTTGATCACTCATGCGGCCTCCTTCCCATGCTGAGCGAGCCAGCGGCGGATCTGCGCCTTGTCACTGGCGACCATTTGCGGCCAGCCGGGCACGGTGCCCTCCCAGCCATCGCCCCAAAGAGCGGTCATGGCCTGCTCGTAGCCGTCCGGTGGCATCTCCACCGTGAGCGGCGGCGCTTCTTTTTTCGCGCCAAAGCTATCCGAAAAGGCTTGGAAAGGTGTCTTGCCGCGCAGATCACCACCGCGATCCTGCTCCTTGGCGAGCCAGTTGGTGACGAACTTCCGCCAGTTGCTCTTGCGGGCCTTGGCCTTGTTGGCCTTCAGCCACTGCTCCATGGCGAGCATCTGCCGCCGGATGTCGCAGGCCGGGTAAGCGCCCGCCAGCTCATCCATGAGCGTGTCCGTGAACCCCGTCCAGCCCGTGTCCGGTGCCCAGGCCAAGT